CTTGGCCCGGGGTGGTGCCGTGGTGACGGGTATGTTATCGGCTACGCTGTGGCAGCAGGAGATTTTGTTGGATACTTTCCTGTACGCCACGAGGGTGGCGGAAACCTGCCAGAAAAGTTTGTTGTAAACTGGCTAAAGAAACAGCTTGCTACGCCGCATATTGAAAAGATTATGCACAATGCTTTGTATGACCTTGGCTGGCTGCGGTGGGCTGGTATTGAAGTGCAGGGTAAAATCATTGACACAATGATTGCAGCGCCACTTCTTAATGAAAACCGCAGATACTACAACTTGAACTCTTTGGTTGGCGAGTATCTGGGCGAGTATAAAAACGAAAAGATGCTAAAAGCTGCTGCGGCTATGTATCATGTAGACCCCAAGTCTGGAATGTGGAGGCTACCTGCACGGTTTGTTGGTAAGTATGCAGAGCAAGACGCTTCTGTTACGCTGCGCCTGTGGGACAGGCTCCGCCCAGACATCATAAAGGAAGAGATAACCAACATCTTTGAGCTCGAGACAGAGTTGCTACCCGTCCTGTTTGAAATGAAGACACGAGGCGTTCGTGTTAATGTTGACAAGGCAGAGCTTGTCAAGAAAGACCTAAAGAAAAGGGAAGATCTTTTACTTAAAGAAATAAAGAAAGAGACCGGCGTCACTGTTGAGCCGTGGGTTGCTACATCTGTGGCAAAGGCGTTCGATGCTCTTGGTCTTAAGTACCATAGGACACAGGGGACTGACGCGCCCTCCTTTACAAAACAGTTTCTTGCGAACCACGAGCACCCAATCGCGCAAAAGATTGTACGCCTTCGGGAGTTTAATAAGGCAAACACCACCTTTGTGGAGACGATCCTTGAACATTCGCATAACGGACGTATTCATTGTGACTTCAATGCCCTTCGTTCTGATGATGGCGGAACTGTAACTGGTAGGTTTTCTTCAAGCAACCCAAATCTACAGCAAATTCCTGCTCGTGACCCTGAGATTAAAGCAATGATCCGCGGCCTGTTCATACCAGAAGAGGGCTGCAAGTGGGGCAGCTTTGACTACTCGGCGCAGGAACCACGGTGGCTTGCACACTACTGTGCACAGGTAACAGGGGTGCATCGTCACCCACAGATCGACGATGTGGTTAAAATGTACCACGAAGGCAACGCTGATTTCCACCAGATTGTTGCAGACATGGCAGGTATTAGTCGCAAAGATGCCAAGACAGTTAACCTTGGTATTATGTACGGTATGGGTCGGAAGAAACTGGCAGGTGTCATGGACATTACCGAAGAAGAAGCTAAAGACATGCTTGCCAAGTACCACGACAAAGTACCTTTCGTTAAAGGTATTGCAGACATGACATCGAACCGCGCTTCAGATGTTGGAAACATACGGACTTGGCTTGGTCGTAAGTGTCGCTTTGATATGTGGGAACCCAAAAGCTTTGGCTACAACAAAGCGATGCGGCTGGAAGAAGCCATCAAAGAATATGGTGGTCGTGGTATGATTCGCCGTGCATTCACATACAAAGCCCTTAATCGTTTGATCCAAGGCTCAAGCGCTGATCAAACCAAGAAGGCAATGGTTGACTGCTATAAAGAAGGCTTGCTGCCCGTGTTAACAGTGCATGACGAACTGTGCTTCAACATCGAATCGCAAGAACAGGCAGACAAAATTGTTGAAATTATGACCACATGCGTACCAAACTTAAACGTACCATTTGAAGTAGACGCAGCTATTGTGGATAATTGGGGAGAGGTAGAATGAATTGTTGGCACTGCGACACTAAACTTATATGGGGCGGCGACCACGACTATGAAGAGGAGGATGGTCGAGAGGGTATAGTATCTAACCTAAGCTGCCCAGAGTGCGAGGCGTTTGTTTTAGTTTACTTGCCGCTAGAACACACCTCGCCCTGACAACAGTCATCAATAACCTGACTACACTCGAAGCACTGCGTGTGACCGTGAACGTGCACGAGACGTAAACGAGTGCCGCAGCGAGGACAATGCCGTCGATCATCCAAAGAACTGCTTGACTTTGTTTCGCTTGTTGACATTTTTCTTGTGTTGCCCGGGACGGCGAATCCGTTTGCGCTGGATACGAACATTTTCTACCTTCTTTGCCATTTGTTGTTCCTAAACATCAATTCTCAGCGACCTCGAGGTGTAATGATACGGTCATCGATACTGAGGTCCACGAGAATCGATGTTTTTATTTAATGATTTCAGTCTTTTGCAAGATCCCGCATTCGCTTAACCAAACGCTTTGCGCGGTTAGGAACCTGATCATGCCACCTCGAGTCGACCATTTCGTCGGCTGCGCGTTCCCAATCTCTGGCATCGACCCCAGCTTTCATGCCCTTGAACTTGGACAGGCGGGGGTAGCCGAGGTTAAAGCACATGTTGGCGATAACCAATTGAGCTTCTTCGGGTAGATCATCGAAGTCAGGGTACAGCCGACCGCAATCCTCAATCGTCACGGCGATGTCAAGATTAAATCTCTTCCTGACACGCTCTTCCGACACGGGTGTGCCAACAGGCTGACCGTACTCTGGGTCGTGCTCCTTAATTAGCGCTCCGATTCCGAAAGTTGGTAGACCTAAATGATCCAAGTATATCTCGTACTTGCAGCCTTCGTCTTCTGCAAGCTCTTCTCTTAGTCTGTCTTTGTTCATCGTAATGCCAGCCTTTGTTGTAGTTCTCTGTCTCTAGGATCCGGAAGCACGGCTTCCGGTGAAATAGTTTGAGGTGCGGGGGCCACTGAAGGGGCTGGCGTGGCCCCCGCTTGCGCTGCCACGGGAGGAGGCGCGGCTGCGGCAACTGGTTGCTGTAAGGTCCGTGGTTCGACGGACGATGTCTTAGGTAAGAAGATATCCGGAACCGGTGATGCTGCCGGTTTCTTGTCCCCTGTATCTAATGGTGTACCACTTAAGGGTCTTCTGTACAAGGATCTACGGTATGCATTTAGTTCCTGAATAGGGAATGTACCACCAAACTCTCTTTGGTTTTTAAATGCTTCTTTGCGTACATCGTCAGATATTGTTTGTGGTGTAAACAATCCTTGCATCAAACGAGGTAAGTTTCCAACCTTATACCGTTTCAGTGACTTACGAATTTCGTTGTCTTCCATACCGAGTTGACGCATATCCTGTATCATACGATACATATCGTTCTGAAGTTCGTATAGTTCTTCGTTCGATTGGCGGTAGGCATCAAGAACATTTTCCGGATCCATTCGGTTTTGAACCCGTGCAGCGCGGTTAAAAATCTGAGACGCTTGACCGGACGCTTCTCCATACTGGTATGATCCGTACTTAACTATGTTGTCAGCGTTTACGTCTGCTTCACGAACACCTGTTAGTAGGGCAGCAATCTCTTCCTCAAACTGACGGGTATTGCCTCGTGGATCGCGGCCATCGGGCGCAGTTAACGCAGTCATTAGGCGGCTTGGGTTGTATCCAATCTGACCGCCACGCTCTGGCATTGGACCTACGCCACCAACAATTTGTTCGACGGCACCCGGGTTAAAGGCATCAAAAACATGAGCCATACTTTTGCCGATTACCTCCCACGGGTCATCAACCTTAAACTCTCCTGCGCCCCTATTATAGATGCGAAGACCTGTTCTAGTTTCACCGCCGCGAATAAGAACATCAGCTAGTCGTTCAGCAAAAATAGATTCTTCACGGAATGGTTTTACCATTTCGTTAAGAATATCAAGACCAGCACCTGTTATGTACTGGTCCGCGTCTATCTTATCAATCTCGCCTTTGTTAACCGCATTTAAGATTGCTCGTGCAGGACGCTGCCAATAGTCGTACGGGTTAAGATAGCTGTAGTCTATGTATCCGGTAACGTAATTCTTTCCGTTCTTACCCTTTTTCACAGATACAGGCACAAGTGTAGAGTTACGACTCCAAGGCGCGACTCGTCTTTGCAATGCTTCCATCTGCTCCTGCCCGACACCCGCTAGATACATACCCAGTCCCTGTACAGCAGGGGCTGCGATAGCTGTCGTCGTGGTAAAGCCCATTAGCCTACGCATGCCAATGTCCCGAACCTTCGGGTTGACTGACTGTAGTTCTTTGATTGCCTGCCCTAATGTGTTTGCACTAGTACGCATAATCTCGGCAGGGAAAGCAATGAAGTTACCTAGTGGTGCCTTACGCAGCAACTTAATTGCTTCAGGCACACGCTCGTAGTTTGGTACAACATTCTTCACAATGTCGGCTGCGTACTCGTCAACACTGCTAAAGCCCATTTCTCTTGCGTACGCTAAAGCGTCCGTCTCGCTGCCGAGGGCTGAAATAAGTTTATTACGTTCGAACTCGAAGTTGTATATCTTCCAAACGTCGTCACCGCCTTGGTAGTAGTCTCTAGCGCCCTTGGTAATCTTTTGACCCCGTTGGATAATCGCAGAATCAAGAAACTGACCAAGCTTGCTGCGCCCAAGAGTGCGGCGAAGAACACCTTTGTCACGCCCGACTGCAACACCTAGCTCATCTAATTCCGAGCGCAAGGAACCACCAAGACCTTCTTCTAAGAGACGATCAATTTCACGAACCTGTGCTTGTGTACCCACTACGCCTAGCTCTTGGAGCTTACGAAAGTATACACCCCGGGCTTGATCTTCAGAAATTCCCATCATCTTGGCAAGACGTGGTATTTCACCCTTGTATATATTGTCAACAGTTAGCGCTATTGATTCGCCAAGACTGGCACCCCGCCCAATGTTTCCTTGTGCCGCAGCAAAAAGACTAGCGGTGGTGACGTTACGAACCTGTGTAATAGGTGACAGCACGGTTTTAGAAAACTGCACCAGACCTTTACCTTTTAAAAAGGTTCCGTATATGCCTCGCCAAAGAAAATCTTGGGCTGTGCCCTGCGCCAACGTAAGGTTTGTCAGATCACGGGCAACTGCGTTCTTTGCGTATGTACCCTCAAGAGCGCCGAAGGCAAGGTCTTTTCCTCCTGCGGCATCTGAACCAAGTCTTGTGTACGCTTTTCGAGCATCGAGACCTAAGTTGTCATACGCTGCTTTACTAATAAACTCGTCACCCTGATCTAGAAAGTTGTTGGCAATGTAACGATAGTAAGAGTCTACGGCGCGAAAAGTTGCCAAATCATTTACCGTACTTACAAAAGTTTCTAGTGGGTCTTTTACTTCACCCAGCACTGCACGAAGCACAGGCTCGTCCAGTTTCTTTTTTGTAAGCAACGACGTGCGTAACCTGTCACGAACAACCCGGCTAGTTGTTCCGTCTTGTGCTACAGCCCTTGAAGGCTTTTGATAGCGCTGCACGAAAGCCTGCATCATCTCTTGTGCTGCTGCGTCTGACATGCGGCGGTTGACTCCTACACCAATGAAAGCGTTTTCAGGTAGTGGGCCAACCAGTTTTGTATACAAGTCTTCAGCCATATCTGGATTCTGTTTATAGAATTCCACGGCGTTGTCGTAAGCTTGTGTAAACACAGTGTTGTCGCTTCGGAACCAGTTGGGGTCTTCGAACGCTGCAAATTTTTGACGCATGTAACTAGCGAGGTTATTGGTAATAACATTTTCAATATCCGGAATCGCACCCGATTGCACGAAGTCTGAGCGAGAGATAGAACGAGACAGTAGATCGATCTGACCACGCATCTTCAGGGCATCGTTACGCATAAAGTCTGGTAAGTATTTAGCCAAGTCAGAGTTGCTCGTAGGATCAAACTCTTGTCCAAGTCTACGCGCTTCACGAGCAGCAGCGCTAACAAACCCCTGATCCTTTGTAAGAAAGCCATACAGCAGATTCATAGCTTCAACTTGCGTGTTCGAGTCGCCGTCAATCATAATGTTTCGAAACGAAGCGTTGTTCGTGCCGAATATTTTATCTAGACGTTTTTGCAAATTGTTAACAATACGCCCTGTTTTGTTAAGTTGTGACTCGACCTTGCCAATTAGACCAGCCTGCTGCTCAAACGCGCCCTGTGGTAAGTTACCTCTTGCACGGAAAAGTCCTAGAATTTGATCAGCAACAGGATACTTATCGATAATCTTCTTGGTTGAATCTGCAACAGTTTCCCCGGTCCGCGCTGCAAGAGTCGAAAAACCGGTGACATCAGACACTTCTCTACCGACCCGGACTCCTACTTGCCCCGCGATACCAAGAGCCTTAAACACCGGTTCGAGGGCCGCGGTCGCACCAGCGGCTTCCAACCCAATCTTGAACTTATTACCAATTCTTCGCGCAGCTTCTTCCCTGCCCGTTTCCCCGACGTTCTCGGATGTCATGGTGGGGCCACCACCAAAGAAGTCACCAATCGTGGTTGTGCCATCGCTTGCTACAACGGCATCGGTCACGCCAGCGGCAGCTACTTGTGATGCTCGAGTAGCGGCAGTGCTTAGTCCACGAAGTTTCGCGGCCTTACCAACTAGACCCGCGGCCCCAAGACCGGGAATTACAAACTGCACAAGTGCTTCCGTAATTTCTCCGGCTGCACCTGTCGGGTCAATACCCAGTTCTTTTTTTAAATCATTTTTTGCTTGGCTAATGCGACTAGCATAATCTGTGCCAAACGCAAGATCAGGCACAAGAGCAGCAGTTTCAGCGATACCAGAGCCGAGCTCCATTACGCCGCCAACAATACCTTCGCCCACTTCTTGCATGAAGCCTTCGTCTTCAGGCGCATCGGTTTCAGGTGCTGACTGCTGACCACCAAACTGAGATTCAACCTGAGCACGAATCTCATCCATTGATGTGCCGTCCGGAGCAGTTACTTTAAACTGTCTTCCGTCTGGTAACGTGACTTTATATTGAGCCATGAAACCCCCTACTCTGTTATAGGCTCAATCGTTATACCACTTCCGCCAGATTGATCGCCTTTATTAGCTGACGCGGAGCCTTCTGCGCCTTGAAGCACGTTTAAGTCTTGGGTTGTCACAGTTTGACCCAGCGCTGCGGTAAGACCTTCCATACCGTACTGATCAATGAAGCCTTTCAAGAAAGCACTTGACCCAGCTACGTTAGCCAAGAAGCCCACGTTAGCGTTAGGATATGCCTCCTTAAGGGCTCCTAAGTATTCCCCAAACTTGGTTTGAGTGCTTTTACCTGTCATAGCTAAAGCATCAACAAGCGAAAGCGTTGGGTTACCTTCTTCGTCTTTACTGTCTTCAACCAAAGCATAAGCAGTCTGAAGCTTGTCAGGCCCAAGAGAAGCCTTGTACTGTTCTTCGAGCATGCTAAGTTCTGCTTGATCATACTTAGCGCCGCGCTCACGAGCAGCTTCGGCTTCTGTTTTAGCCATCTCAGCAGCAGCAAGGTTTATCGCACGTTCTGCTTCTTTTTCTTTTGCCTTTAGCTCACCATAAGTTCCGAGTGTTTCTTTGGCACCCGTGGCTACATTAGTAAGAAAGTCACCTGACTGTCCAGAAGCAATGTTAAGACCAAGAGTCATAAGCATAAAGTCTTTTGATGTACGAATGTCTTCAACGTCAGAAACACCTGCTTCCTTAAGAAACTCTTTGGCTTCCTTTAACCTGTCTTTTTTAGACTTGGGTTTTTCGGTTCCACGCAGTTCTGCTAGTCTTGTAGTAAAGCTATCAAGAGCTTCGTCTGCCTTGTTTTTTGTTGGCTTTTTAGTTGAGACATCGGCGTCATCTTCTCTTTTTTCGGGCTTTGCTTTAGGCGTTGTTGTTGCGGTAGATGATGGCGTTGCGGTAGATGATGGCGTTTCTACTTTCGCTGCTGGTGGTGTGGGTGTTACAGACTCATCCGGCATGCCTAAACCAACGGCAACAGCGCTAGCGTCGGGTGCTTGATCAAAACCCATAAAACTAGCCTGTTGAATTTGTGGTTGAACATTTTGATTACGCATTACGGCATTCATTAGTTCTGGGCTAGACGCCTGTATTCCAACAGGCGACCGAGATACATTTCTCAGGTCGTCACGACTTGGCTGAAACATACGCCGACGCAACACCGGATCGCGGAGTTGGTTTAGTGTGTTTCCAATACGAGTAAAATCTGCCATCAACCTATCCTATTAAGAAAACGCGCCGTACGCACCAAGACCAGCAATACCAAGACCCATAAGCTGAGACCCCATGCTTGGCGGTGCTTGCTGCTGCGTTGTTGTCATCTGTGCTGAAGGAACCCCACGGAACAAATCAGACAAGAAGCTTATCTGTTGGAACGGCAAACCTTGTTGCGCCAATGCATTTGCACGAGCAACATCAAGCTGCTGCTGACCAAGCTGTTGAGTCAACCCACCAATACCTAAAAGCGTGTTTATATCTTGAACACCCGCTTGTTGTGCCTGCATACCCAGTTGACCGTACTGTTGTGCAGCTTGCTGTGCAGCTTGCTGTGCTTGAGCATACCCAGCTTGACGCATTCCTGCGGCGGTTCGACCCTGCTGCTCGAGTACATTACGTCCAATTTCTGCGCCAGCTACGGCAGCGCGAGAGCCTCCGAAAGCACCTTGGCCTATGGCCTGTGCACCAAGTTGCTGCTGCTGCATCTGACCAGCCCGGTTGATGTCTTGCATAGCTTGTTGAACAGCTTGGGTTTCGTACGG